TTCCTGCGAGGCGATTGACCATACCTCGTTCTCATCAACACCGCCACTGTAATTGCCGAAGGCAACCTTGACAGCGTTATTCACGATGGATTCAATAACCCCATCAACCGAACCAGCAGGCACCGAAGGTGCCGCAGGAGTAGCAGGGACAAGCACAGTCTGCCCCGAAGGGGACGGGCTGTAATGAATCTCGGTCTGACCTGTAAGAATTGCAGTCTCAATCACCAAAGGTGAAAAGTACATGGCAGGCTTGCCACGAAACTTGATGCCCAAATAATTGCAAACCGCAATCAATTCGTTCTTTTTGCAATCTTCAAGGCGCTTAGATAAACAGTTACTGAAAGTAACAACTTTTCTTGAACTGTCGTAACCAGCGACTCGCATTGATTTAATTGCACTCATGAAATGAACCTCCCAGTCCAAGTTGTGTAATGGCTGTTCGTTCACGAACACCTAATGACGAGCACCATGCTCGTCCACCATCGTATTCAATCAAGTATAGCAGACGCTAACTTAACACTTGTATTCAACTCCGTTGAACTCATATCTAGCATGACCACCATTACGGCGATACTTCCATTCGGAACCCATGATTTTATTCATGCCCTGCTGGTCAGATGCACTGCCCCAACCAGTAGAAACTGGCAAGAAAAGCCACCCAAAAATTGGGTCACAGTCCTTGAAATAGCCCATGACCGTACCATGATGAGACACATAACGAACACGCTGACCGATTGAATTTATTTTATCGGCATATGTCCAGTTGCCACACTTACGCTCAGAACCCTCCCGAAACCACTGCCCTGACTCATTCGGATTAATATGCGCTAACTTCATAAATGAACCTCCCGATTCATGTCAGTAATCGTGACTTAACCTGCATAATTGCATCGTAGATGGTAGCAGAATCGCACTGCTACTAGGACACTAGCCCCACCTGAAACCGCATGCCATTCGTAAAGGTACGATGGTACCACACCCTGACACACTCCGCAAATTCACCGCCATGTCCCCGAACCGCAACACCCTAAAAGTGTGCCGATGACTACGCAAATGAACTTGCCTCAGTCTGTGAATACCGAACCGCTCACGATTCCATAATGCCGATGCTCAATTACTGCATCCCGTATTCACTGCCCAACATCTAGCCGATGAGCACTTATGGTTGAGGGCAAAGCCACAGAACCATACAGCGACAACCTATGAGCCATCAGATTACCCGATGGAATTGTCTATCGTCCGACTTACGAAAAGTCAGTGCCGATGCCAATTACTATTACACAGCCCAAAACAAAAAGCAAACATCAAACCGCACGCCTTTTACACGCCTGTTTCCCTACGCATAATGCGCACCGAAATCACACACTAAACAGGCGGTTTGCCCAAATGCCACATACCCCCACAAATTCTCACAGTCCGTTTAGCAGTCCGTTTCGCACCCGAATGACGCCTAAATGATGTGCATTATGTACCCATGACTGGTACATGTGCCCACATCAGGCGACCTCTGATTTGGCTGTAATCATTATGGTCTGATATATCACCGAAATATCAACTTATCCACACTGTCACATCCACGCATGGGGGCATGGGGGGGTACGGGCATGCACTCTGTGTATGATTCTTATAGCCTAGGGTTGGAGCAAACTTTTTTTAGGTTCGGATACCCCCACACTGTGTTTGTGGGTCCCCCTATGGAAATATAATATATAAAATTTTTAGCAATCCCATTTACGCAGCGCTAGGGCTTTGCGTGTTGGTCGTCCTTTGGAGTCTTTTAGTGGTCCTTTGGAGCCGCCCATTCGTGCGCAGAACGATTTGCGGCGTGCAGCCGCTTTCGGTGATTTGGCTGCTTGTTTTGCTGAGACAGGTGGGCGTAGTGTTCCTCCTGTTTGGGCTTTGTATGAGGCTCGTCCTTTGGCGTTGAGTCCACCTTTAGGGTTTTTGCCTTCTTTTCTTGTCCATGCAGCAGTTTTTGGCATTATCGGTAACTCCTTGTTTTTTTTGCTATGGACTTGGGTTGTTTAACAAACTGTTTACCAGCCTTAGTGCCTTCACGCTTTGCGGCAGTAGTCTTAGCGTACTCTTTGGCAGATAATGCTTTAATGGCTTTAGATGGCAAGTACCGTTCACCTGTTGCTTTAGGTCCTACGGTGGATGGTTTACCAGATTTGGTAGTCCATTTCTCAGATGTCCATTTGCTTAACGATTGTTGTTTGCTGGTCTTAGGTCCACTGTACCCACCTCCAGCCTTCTTGTAGCGTTGCGCTACTATTTGTGCTTTACGGGCTGACCATTGCCCTGCTTTGCCACCATCGGTACCAGATTTAACAGCAGACAATATGCGCTGTCGTAATTCAGGTTTAGTGTATGCCATTGTTGTCCACGCCTATTGTGATTGTGAACAGCACAAACTGTTCTATTGTGTCGCTTCGTGTTACTCAGCGACCTACACTATCCAGTATCCCTTACCCCCCCTATAATCCCCCCCGTTGTTCCCTACGGAACAGAAAGAACATTAATAGCATGGACAAAGAAAACATCCTAGACCCGAGACAAGAAAAATATTTGAACTGGCTATGCACGCCAGCGTCTGGTCGGATTCCTAGTTCGCAAGAGAAGTATGCTCAGCAGGAAAGTATTGACCCGACAACTCTTAGACGCTGGCAAAAGAAACCGTCCTTTAAGGCGGAGTGGGCTAAACGGGTTGAGGATTTGCAGGGTTCTCCTGAGCGGTCACAGAAGTTGTTGGATTCATTATATACGAAAGCGTTGGATGGCGATAACAAGGCTGCACAGTTGTATCTGCAGGCAACTAACAGGTTGGCTCCGACACAGATTAAGGTTGAGCATTCGCAGAAGTTGGAGGACATTTCTGATGCGGAGTTGGATGCGTTGATTGCTAGGGCTGCTTTGGGTGAAAAACATATTCGTCAGGAAACGGAATCTTTTGCTAGGGAACTAGAGGAACTATAAGTATGGCTACAACTAACGATGCAATGTTTGTGTCTTTGCAGGCACAGTATCCTAGTTTGTCCACTTTGGGTGATTTGATGTACGCTTTTGCTCAGGACAACGGTTACAACTTTAGTAACACTTTGGGTTACGAGTTTTATGCTGCTACTGGCGCTACGGGGACAACTCGTGGCGATTTGGCTAATTCGTATTGGAATGACCCAGATTTTGCGGTTTCCAACTTGGAACAGGAAGATGGAACAGATTTGTTACTAGAGGATGGTTCATTTGTTTTGATGGAGGCTGGTAATGGCTGATAAGAAGATAACTGCTTTAACGGCGCTAACTGGCGCCAACACGGCTAGCACAGATGTGTTCCCTATTGTGGATGTGTCGGCTACGGAAACTAAAAAGATTACGGCAGCAGAGTTGGCTGCCGCTATTGCTGTTATTGGTTTGGATGCTGGTGGTGGTGTTCCAACAAAGATTCATGGTATTGAGTTACCTGCTACACATATGATTCGTTTTGAGGGTGCTACCGATAACGATTTTGAAACCTTTTTGACGGTTGTGGACCCGACTGCTGACCGTACTCTTACTTTCCCTAATGAGACTGGTACTGTCGCTACTCAGGCTTATGTTGATACTCAGGTTGCTGGGGTGTCGGTAACGGTTGATTTTGCTGATGCTGATAATGTTTTATGTAACGCAATATTTAACTAGGGAACGATTTAACCACTTATTAGGAGATAACACATGGCAACATTTAGCAAAATAGCATTATCAGGTAGCACCGATGGCAGAATGATTAAAGTCGCTGCTACTGCTACGGCTGGCACAACAATCCATACTGGTTCGGCTACTGCCACAACTTTTGACGAGATTTGGTTGTATGCGGTAAACTCTGATACAACTGCAAGAAAACTAACTATTGAGTGGGGTGGTGTTTCTTCGCCCGATGACTTGATTGAGTTTACTGTGCCTGCCGAATCAGGTTTGTATCTGATGACACCTGGTCTTGTTATTAAAGGCAACGCAACAGCGTTGATTGTGCGTGCGTTTTGTGCGACAGCCAATGTCGTAAGTATTGCAGGTTATGTAAACAGAATTACGGCGTAAGGTTTAGCGATGTCTAGATACGGTTCACGCACACGAGTAGGACAAGCGGTATCTGTTTTCGGTCAGCAACCTGCTGATGGTATCCCTAAAGCCGTTGATTATCTTGTTGTCGCTGGCGGTGGTGGTGGCGGTAAAATGATAAACGCTGGTGGCGGTGGCGGTGCGGGCGGTGTTCGCTCAACCGTTACAGCAACAGGTGGTGGCGGTTCACTAGAAACACCGTTCGCAGCAACTAAAGGTGTTACTTACACTATTACGGTTGGAAGTGGCGGTGCAACAAATACGGTTGGTGGTAATAGTTCAATATCTGGAACAGGTTTATCTACAATTACTTCGGTTGGTGGCGGTTTAGGTGGTAATGGAACTTCTGGCTCTGCGCCATTTGCGGGTGGCACAGGTGGTTCGGGTGGTGGTGGTGGTGCAACTGATAGTACTACTGCTGCTGGTGGTGCAGAAACAGCCAATCAAGGTTTTGCGGGTTCAGCAGGAACAATTTCTAGCGCTTTTGGTCTTGGTGGTGGCGGTGGCGGTGCAGGCGAAATTGGTGGAACTGACGGCGCAACTCAAGGCGGTGATGGCGTTGCGATATCAATTAGTGGTTCGTCGGTAACTTACGGTGGTGGCGGTGGTGGTTCTCGTGACAAACTTTCACGCAATACTTCAACAGGTACG